TGGGTGGCCTTTGGAGCAATCGGTGCATCTTTAGAATTTTTAGTATTAGCCTCATTCATTACCTGCAAAGCAGCATCAGCAATTGATTTTGTAATTTTATCGTTAAACATTTGATTTTCCTTAGTTAGTTATTCGTCTGAATTAAGTACACCACTTAGCCTTTTACGGGCTTCTGTGAATGAGATTTTGATTTTGCTTGATTCTTTTGAGAATGATTTTGCTTCTGAGATGTTGTTGGTGCAACTGGTCTCGGTTTGCGTCTGCTCTGAGAATTCTTCTTGGGTTCTTCCATCTTTTCCGATGGTTTCATTTCGGGCTCCTTGGGAGTTTTCACTGAGATTGATTCTTGACTTTCTTTCTTCCCAAATATTAGCTCTAACAGTTTCTTCAACATGATTTTGTCCTCTTAATTGATTTATAAAGTTTGTAAATTGTTCGTTAACGCTGAGATTCTTATTGACGGGAACAAGTCTACCGCCATGATCTCTATAAGTAACAGCACCACCCTTTCCATAACGACCGAAGCCGTAATACTCAAGACCCATTTGCATGGCTTGTTGATATGCACCAGATTTTTTGGATGGGGTGTCTGATGATCCCTGAACTCCTGATTGCTGCCCGGCAGATTGTGATGTAACATCAGCAGTTTGTTTTTGAGCACCAATCCATTGTTTAGCTAATTCATTTTCTGGTTTACCACCAGTAAATTTGTTAAACTGTTTCCACAAGTTTTGCAATTCATCAGTTTTCTGCTTAACTATTTCTGGATCAGCACTTCTCAGATCATCAGAATTATCGAATTCGAAATAATTTCCACCAAACAATTCTGCCATAGCTGGTCTTGCTGCTTGCACCGAATCCCACTTGTCTTTACGAATATTCTCGGGAACAGTTCTGCCGCCTCTTTGACCTCTTTCGATATTTCTTTGCTGTGATACTTCATCTTTGGTATTTACCATGATCATAGAAGTATCATAACCTAAGTCTTCAAGCATTTTCTTGAGACTGATTATTTTTTCAGGATCATCTGCTGTACCGTTAATTATTAATCCATTTCTTCCATTGATCGCAAGTCTTTGTTTCAACTCTTTAATAGATTTTGCTTTACCGCGAAGAACATTTCGCTGTTGCTCTTCACTGTCAGGCATCTTCTTATCGAGTTTGTTTTTGTCCATTAAAAACTCTAAAGCATTGTCTGAATTGATTTCTATAAGACCATGCCCATCGAGAACTTTATTTAAAACAAAATCTTTACCTGAACCAGGACCACCACCTAAGAATACTGCTTTGAATATGCCTCTGTCATTTACACCCTCAGATATGATTCTCGATTTTCTAAATTCTTCGTTAATTCCCATATGCTTTCTTACATCCTTATACAATTCATGTGCATGTTCATGAGACACATGACTAGGAACACCTTTACGAAACTCATCAAAATTACCTCTCTTTGCGTGATCGCGCATCTTGGATGCAGACATACCTTCGGTACCTTCTGCATCTGGATCTCTTTGCCCAGCAGAATGCACTTTTATTTTCTTGAAGTTGAACAATGCACCTTCGTGAGTACCGTTGTATTTGTGTAATGTCTTATGATACTCTTCAACTCTATCTGAACCAGCAACCATGTGAAGGTGTGTTGTACCTTGCTTGTGCAGCTTTGCAGCTTGAGTTAGGAAATTTGGATGTTCACTATCTGAAACAGATAAGTTTGTATTTGGAAAGAATCGTTTAGCATGTTTTAATTTATCTGCTGAACTTAAAGGATTCTTTTTTGAGTCTTGAGAATGTGACATAACAACATGGTGTGAACCACCAACGCTATCAGCAATCTCTTTTACTTTATTGACAAGTTTTTCATGACCAGTCGTTGGTGGATTCATTCTTCCGAATGCCAACACCGAATGTTTTTCTTCTTCTTCTATCAAGAAGTCTTTAACTGATTTCATTTTCGCCTCTACAGCAATTAATATTATGTTTTATTTATAATATTTATATACTGTAAATGCGAAGTTTATTGCGTTTTTAATAACTTTTCAATGTCATCAACAGTATGTCGAATAAGATGATTATGTATCATATATTCATATGAATTTTCAATCACATCACTATCAACACCTTGAAAGTTTTTCATATAATCTAAAAGTTGATTTTGATCAGTATATGTAAAACCATAGTTTTGCATCAAGTCAGACCCAGCATCAAGTCTAGCAGCCCATGGTGTTTTATTTAACATTGATTCGAGAAGAACTAAACCAAATCCTTCTACATAAGAATTCATGATGTAAAGATCGGCTTCTTTGATTGCAGATAAGACATCATAACGATTATCTAAAATAAAAGATTTTACATTACTCTCACTCTTTGGCATTAAGTTATGTCTATTGTCATATCCAGTGAGAACTAATGTAATATCATCTCTCTCAATTTTGTTAAATGTGGTAACAAGTTCATCGAATGCTTTATTGGGCCAGTAACCGCCTGAAGAAAGAAACATGTACTTTGTTGTTATGTTATACTTTGATTTGAAACCGCACATTCCTATGCTTTTCTTTTCATCGATGCCATGAATAACTCTAACAGATTTGTTTCTAAATCCAGATTGCTCTGCAAATCTCCAGTCCTTCGGTGTTGAACAACCAATAAATCTAACATTACGCATTGCAGTTTTATATGTTTGTGATTCAGACGGTAGAATCAGCATGAATAACATCTTAGACTTAATCTTATCAGCATTTAGTAAGACGAAATCTTGAACAGATACATCACCGCCATGTACAATTATTAGATCAAAATCTGTTGTTAATATGTTAGCATCACTTGTAACTTTAACACCATTTAAATCACCCTTATGCTCTCCAGAGAGAACCCAAACATCATGCCCCCGAGAAACAGCTTCTTCTGCCATATCTCTAACATAATTTTCTGATCCTCCTGGATATGGTGCATATCTGTGAACTACGAAACAAAGTCTTTTCATGATGTACAAAGAACCTTAAGAATAGAGTTTTGAGCTGGTAATGGATTTCGTTCATCAGGTACTCTCCTGACATTCTTAAATCCATTTTTCTCCAACAACTCTTTTAGTGAGTCGAAATTAAATGCATTAACATGACCCATACCTTCCATCTTATATTCATTTTTGTTGTGAAATCCACCAAACAAGTATGACATTGCATTCTTCCAAGGATCATCAGTTGGATTTAACCACCCAACATTTGCTTGTTCTTTCCAGTCACCATTAACAACCCTTTCAAAAATCCATTGTGCATCTGGCACAACAACTTCAAATGTTGCGTTTGGTTTTAGAATTCGATGAACTTCTGTCAAAACTCGATCAATATCAAAAATGAAAATATGTTCGATAACATCTCCCATGTATGCTTTAGAGAATGTATCATCTGGAAATGGATATGGTGTTTCCAGCAAATTGTGAATGCAATTTACTCCTTCCCATGGATGTAGATCCATGCGTATATGTGCATCTGATTTTTGCCACGGTCCTGCACCAATATCAATAATCATTATCGTGTGCTCGATAGACTCTCTTTGATGTAGTCTTCAATCTTAATAGTTGGTTCCCAACCAAACACTCTTCGTATTTTTGTGGTATCAGCTAAAGTTTCTTTAGCTTCACCAGGTCTCGTTGGAATCATTTTAATATTATCTGAAATCATGTGTGCAAGTTCTAGTACAGAATTGTTTTTCCCGGTACCAACATTGAATACTTCACCGTATTGATCATGACTATCTACAGTCATAGCTAAGATATTTGCCATAACAGCATCATTAACATGGGTAAAGTCTCTTCGCTGAGTTCCAGGTTCAACAATAGTCATTGGCTCACCAGCTTTGTGTTGTCTCAAGAATAGACCAACAACGGGTGCGTAAGGACCACTTAAAGCTTCTCTTGGACCATAGATATTAAAATAACGGAAAATGATTGTTTTCAGACCAAACAGATCGGTGTACATCTTACATAGCTTTTCGCCAGAAACCTTTGCAACAGAGTACGGATTCAGACAATCATCTGGCATATTTTCTTTTAGTGGGGGATTGTTTTTCAATCCATAACCAGAAGATGTTGAAGAGTATATAACTTTCTTCACTTTTGCTTCACGAGAACACTGTAAAACTGTTGCTGTTCCTAATGTGTTAGTGCGTACAGCGAGCAATGGATTTTCAATGGTTGGTTGAATGCGTGATTCTGCTGCGAGATGAAATACATAATCAACACCATCAAACAGTGGGCGCATTGCATCATATTCAGCGATATCAACTTTGTGATTCTGCGCCCTTTCATTCCAATAAAATCCATTATTTACAGAAGCTGATTCGTTGTCGATACAAACAACTTCATGCCCTAAACTAAGAAGTTCATCAACTAAATGAGAACCAATAAACCCAGCACCACCTGTCACTAAACTTTTCATCATTTGTCCTTTTCTAAATGTGTTCAATAATTTTATGAGTATTTTTCTTCAATGATATTCTTCCATGGTGTGCGATCATATTGATGCACGATGGAGAATGGAATTCCTGTACTTGTACACACTACATCATCTTTTAATGTTGGTACAGATTCTACAAGAAATTCTTGAAATCTATCTTGCACTTGTGGTCCAGTTGTGCCTAGTTGTGCAGCATAACCAGATTCACTTGTTGCAATATTTAGGATGCTTTTATAAGGTTCCAGACTTAGCAAAACATTTAACGCTGCTTGATCTGGACCACCACCACCCTGTACATGCTCAGGTGATCTACCGCAAAAGAAATATATGTTCAATGCTAAATCGAGAATTGTTCTGAAATCACCTGAAATTGTTCCAGCATTTACAATTAAATTCTCACGAACATTTTTATGAATGATATCGCCGAAAGATAAGCGAAGATTGTTATCACCCCATGCTTCATTCTTGTAATGAATTGATTCAGAAGCAACATTGATCTTTTTATCACCAATGTTCTTTTCAAGCCATTCTGAGGGATTTGTTTGAAACACAACATCTTTCACATCTGTTGTGATTAGATATCGATAGTCTTTATCAATAACATTTGTGAATAGATGCCACAGGTCTTTGAAGCGAGACAAAACTACATTGCTATCGTTTAAGTCTGCTTTGATTACTTTGTAATTTCTAGAAGCGAGTTCATTCATTACATCATAATCAATATCATAACAAACCATATATTTGTCACCTGTAAACCCACATCGATCTAGTGAGTTTACCCAAGGCTTAATTTTGTCAAATTTATAGCCAGTAATAAATCCTACAACCACATCTTTCATAATATCTCCAGTAATCAAATCATTATATGAAATTATTTACTATCTGTCAACCACTTTTTAAAAGATTTTACACTTTGCCCTGGGGTATCTTTCATGTAAGTCTTTGTTAACTCTGGCGTACCCCATTGACCAGCACCTGCTTTGTCGAGAATGTCTTTTTTAACTTCCTCTTCAACGCGATTACTCTCAACTTTTTTTAGCATACCATTTTTCCTTACCAACTTGAATCTTTTTTGACAACTCATTTAAATGCTTCACATTGCTCATGAATTCATCATAAACTTCTTTTGATTCAATATTTAATGATGAATGTTGTTTTAATTCATCGATGATATGTTCCAGTCGTTTTGATTGCTTTGATAACACACCAGTGTCCGCTGGATAAAGTTTAAAATATTCTTTTAGTGATTGCATATTAAGCTCTTGTCAGTTTTAGTATTTTTTCTATTTGTTCTTTTAATACAGGTGCTCTATTGGGCCACTTAATTATAGGTTGATCAGCAGTCTTTAACAATTTTGTTAAAAAGGGAATAATGATCTTTTCAACAGCTTGCAGCCTCTTCTTATATTCTTCTGCGTTATCTGATGCTTCATTTATAACAGCATTATACTCATCTTCCGATATAGCAGAAAAACCAAAGTCTTGATCATCATACTCTTTAAGTATGAGATCGATATCTATTTCATTCTTATCTGCCATTATTTGCTCCAATTTTTCTGTGCTGTAAAATTAGCGTGAGAGAATGATAATCTATCAACAAGCTTTACTGCGTTTGTACCCAAGTGATCAACGACAACAAATCCTTCTGGTGCAGTCACCTTAAGCCCATCTTCATCTGTTCGTAAATATGTACCAGCAACACCTTTAATTCTTTCCAGCTTTCTTACAATCATAAGTTTAGCTCTGACAATAAGATTCATCAGTGCAAATATATCCCTTAGATCGCTTGCAGATGTTCTATAGAAGCGCATTATTTCATTTTTTTCTGCCAAGCGTTTTAATTTAGTATCTTCTTTTTTTGCTTCTAGAACATTTTGGTTTTGTTTTGTCTCAACCCAACGAATCAAATCAAGTGTGTGTGATGCTGGATTTTTAATTTCTTCACCAGCTCTAACTTTAGAATTATTGAAAGTTTTTATTTGGGTTAATATAGTCGATGATAATGAAATTCTATTCAAAACCATAGGATTGATTGTACGGAACAATCGACCAGCTTCTGACAAAATTCCAGTAATCTCTACAGTTTCTTTTTCTGTAAATGTTGCATTACCTGTAATATCAAATAAAGAAGCGTCTCTGAACCAAACATCTTTCGTTTGCTCTAATCGACCAATGTCAATGTTAAAAGAAGCTTTCATATCTTCCATAGAAGATCCAGTATATGATGTGTGAAACACAATTCCAAGTTGTGATCTTAACATAGACTGTGCCAGCTTAGAATCTTCTGGTACGGCATATACAATCGTATTCGGCTGAAATGTGATGTGTGACACACCGTCTATAGTCTTTGTTTTGATATCACCCTTGGAGAACATCATATCACCCTGTAGAATACCTTCAATATTCAGTTTAGGTAGATATCGCAAAGCGATCTTTAACTTCTTGTTTAACCCCTCTGATGGGTGATTTGCATCAATATCTTCATTAGTATAATTTAACTTGGCATTTTTATTAAAGATACCTTTAGTACCAACAAAGAATTTACCGTTCTCAGGATTTATTCCACAAAATATTGCGGGTGCACCATCCCACTTGGTTGTAATGTTTAGTCTAGTGTCAGAATGCCCAGCGAGCATGTCTCTAATGGAGCGTAAAAAGTTTATCGATTCTCTCGCACCAGCAACACCATTATTTAATACTTGATCTTCTAAATGTTCAAGATGCAAATTCTTACCTGTTTCTTCTGTTAAATACTCTGTTAGACTATGAATCATTTTTTATTTCTCTTTTAAATGTTCTTCCACCCATAGGATAGATCATTACTCTAGCACCTTTTAATCCCATCTGCGACCTATCACCCCTATACATTACAGATAGAACAGGTGTATATCCACCAGATATAACATCATTCAAATAATGTACATGTCCTGATGCTGTAAATGAGTATGTTTTTTTAGATATCTTTTTTAATCCTGGTGTTCCTTGCAATAACACATCAACGCGATTTACATCAACACTAGCTGAATTGTAATTAACACCAAAGATCGACATTCGCTTCAATTGCAAAGACTTTATCTTCATGTACGCAGATTCACCAGAAGGTATATGCCCACCTGTGTAAACTTGATTTATCAATTCCTCAAAAGCTCTAACTTCAGGATGTGCTGCTATCTTTGCTTCTGTCACACCACCCCATTGTTGAAAATCCCTAGGTGTCGAACCTTTTTTATGAGATATGTGTAAAACAGCTTCACCATTTGTATCAACTAGATGAAAATCTGACTTAGGAGTTCCAGGAGTTTTTCTGACACCAACAATGTTCTTAACTGTATGTTGTTTCAATCGTATATCTATAGGACCACCCGCTATTGACATTGCGCTTGCAATTGCAGCACCCAGTTCATTCATCGCAGCAGATTCAACATCGAGACCAT